GGCCCTGTACCGCACCCGCAAGGAACTGGACAGCTGGTGTACCCGATTCGCTGACGACAACGGCGTTTCTCTCACCGAGGCCCGGCGTCTGCTGGGAGCGAAAGAGCTTGAAGAGTTCCGCTGGGACGTGGCGAAGTACATAGAGACAGCCCAGAAGGCCGGACTGGATGAGACGTGGCAGCGCCAGCTGCGCAACGCCTCCGCCAGAGTCCACATTTCCCGGCTGGAAGCCGTGGAGACGCAGATTCGCCAGCAGATAGAGGAACTGTATGCCGGGCAGGAAACACAGCTTACAGAGGCTGTCCGCCGGGCGGCAGACGATGCTTACACCGGCGCCCTGCAGGAAACGGCCATGGGCCTCGACATCCGCTTCAAGACCGTCTCCCTCGACAAGGGTCAGCTGGACGCCCTGACCGCAAAGGCATGGACGACCGATGACCGCACCTTCCGCGACCGTTGCTGGACGAATAAGAACTCCCTCGTGCAGGCCGTTCATAAAGGCTTGACGCAGGGTCTGCTGCGGGGCGACTCCCCGGCCCAGCTCACCGACGCCATCGCCAAACAGTTCGACGTTGACCGCTACAAGGCGGGCCGTCTGGTCTACACCGAAACGGCCTACTACAGCGCCCTCGCCGAGAAGCAGGGCTTCAAAGACTTGGGCGTCGAGAAGGTGGAGATCATCGGCACTCTAGACGGCAGCACCTGCAGCATCTGCGGCCAGCTGGACGGCAAAGAGATACCTCTTGCCCAGTATGAGCCGGGCGTCACCGTGCCGCCTTTCCATCCCCGCTGCCGCTGCACCACCGCACCCGTCATCCCGGAGGACTTCGCCGACGGCCTGCGCATCGCACGCGATGAGGACGGCGAGGAGTATTATCTGCCTGCGGGGACGAAGTGGACGGAGTGGAAGAGCAGGCAGAAACCCGATACTTCCACCTTCCAGAGCTTGAATCTCGAGCCGGAACCTGTTACAATGCAGGCAGTGGCGAAAATAAAAGCTTTCGACTGCGATACTCTGGACGCAGCCAAACAGCGCCAGCTCCAAAACGCGCATAAGCGGCTGTTGATGGAAGCATCCAAGCAGCCTCTTGGCGTTGAGGTTGGCAGAGTGTTCGATTTGAATATGCAGCCGCTGACGCAGACCCTCGCAGGTTCTCCTGAAGGGCATACAGTTGGGTTGCCTGATTTCCAAAATGATTACATCGCCACCCATACACATCCAGACAGCAATATCTTTTCGCCAAAAGATTTGCAAAGTTTTGTTCATAGGCCACATCTTAAATTGCTTACTGCCGTTGGACACGACAGCACGATTTATGCTATAGAAAAGACCTCTACCTTTGACCGTTCCGCCGCTGATATTCTTGTCACGGATTTAGGAATATCAGCCGATGAAATAGCTGCTATGTTCCATCAAGAAGAGCTTTCTTACGAAGAGGCCGTTCAGTCTCTCAATTTTATCGTCAGAAACTGTATTTCTGAGCTAGTGGGGTATGGATTAAACTTCTATGAACTACAATGAAAAACTTTTGACTCCCGAACGAATCAAGCGGATGCAGCAGCATTTACTTGCTCATCCTATCGACCCCAGCTATGATAAGCCGTGCGAAGAAAACTTTGACGATAATTGGCTGAACACTGACCTGCTCAACCAATCTACCTCTCGGGCTGAATACCGAATCTTGAAGGAAATTGGCCAACTGCCGCCCGGCATTGAATAATTCATTCACCACGATGCACACCGCACCGTGGTTTTCTTTTGCCCATTTTTAGAAGGACAACATGGAATTTTTCACTTTGTGGTTCATGATACTGTATCCCGCCACTTTCCATTTCTTCGCTTACTGCTGGACTTTTGCCGCTATCGCAATCACGGTTTCAGAACTTGCCCATTTGTTTTCTGCCTTGAAAAAGCGGCTGAAACCGTTTATTCGCAAGAAAAACTGAATCATGCAAGCGTCTTTGCCTCCGGGCGAGGGCGCTTTTTTCATGCCGTTTTCGCTCAATGGTAGAGCTGCTGATTTGTAATCAGCGGACGCGGGTTCGATTCCTGCAAGCGGCACCATCGTCTTTCTCGCCACAGACGGTAAACGTAGCGGGGCAAGTCGTGGCTCCTACCCACGGTAAACACAGGACTCAACAAACGAGGTGAATGACATGAAGAAAGAAGACCTGCTGGCAATGGGTCTGACCGAAGAGCAGGCGGATAAGGTCATGGACGGCCTGAACGGCGATTTCGTAACCAAGAGCCGCTTCAATGAGGTCAACACCGAGCTGAAAGCTGCCCGCACCGCTCTCTCTGAGCGGGACAAACAGCTGGAAGAGCTGAAAAAGGTGGACTCCGCTGCCCTTCAGGCCCAGATCGCCCAGCTTCAGACCGAAAACAAGCAGAAAGACGCCGACTATGCCGCCCAGCTCAAGGCGCTGAAGATCAGCAACGCCGTGGAGCTGGCGCTGACCGGTGCCAAGGCTAGGAACAACACCGCCGCCAAGGCCCTGCTGGCTGACTTTATCAGCAAGGCAGAGCTGACCGACGACGGCACCGTGAAGGGCCTTGCGGACGAGGTCAAGAAGCTGGCCGAAAACGAAGAGACGGCGTTCCTCTTCGAGAAAGCTGCTGCGGGCGGCTTCAAGGGCGCAAAGCCCGCCGAGAAGGGTGACCCTCCCGGCATCAACGGCATGACCCTTGAGCGGCTGCGCGGCATGAACGCCACCGAACGACACACCTACTCCATCAACCACCCTGAGGAGTACCGGGCTCTTTACAACGGAGGTGTTACCTGATGCCCAACAAACCCTACGATAATTTCTTTCTCGCCAATGAGATCGAAGACCAGTACAACTCCCACCTCGACCTTGTGCAGTTCTGCACCGTCGATAACTCCCTGACCGGCACAGCAGGCATGGACTACAAGGTCCACGTCTACAAGGCCACCGACGGCACCGAGAAGCTGACCAAGGGCGAGGGCAACACCAAGACCATCGAGGCCGACTTCACCGAGAAGGTCTACAAGATCCTGCTGGCGCAGAACCGCTTCTCCTATTTCGACGAGGATGCCATGACCGACCCGATGGTCGTCACCACTGGCACCCGCCATGCAGGCGTTGACCTGTTCAACACCCAGAACGCCGACATCTACACCGCGTTCAATGATGCTACTCTTACCCTCGTGACCCCGGCGCTGGGCTTCGACGCCTTCGTGGACGCCGCTGCCATGCTGAACCTCGAAGATCTGGAAGGCGTGAGCATCTTCGGCTTCGTCAACCCTGCCGAGATGGCAAAGCTGCGCAAGGCCCTCAAGGATGACCTGAAATATGTGGAGTCCTTCGCCAAGCAGGGCTATATCGGCACGGTGGGCGGCATCAACCTCTACACCAAGAAGGATGCCGCCAGCGGCAAGGTGGTCATCGCCACCAAGAAGGCCGTCACCCTCTTCAACAAGAAAGGCACCGAGGTGGAGCAGCAGCGTGAGGAGAACATCCGCCGCAACACCATCTACAGCCGCAAGTACTACGTCGCTGCCATGACCGACGCCACCAAGGCCGTCGGCATCATCACTGGCACCGCAGCAGCCACCACCGACTCCACCGTGAACAGCGCCAAGACCTATTACGCCAAGTCCGGCGTCGGCTATGTCAAGGTAGAGCCCGCCGAGGGCGATAACCCCAAAACCAAGGGCTGGTTTGAGATCACCCCGGCATAAGGAGGCACACCATGCTGGAAAATGTCATCAAGCTGCTCCACGCCCTCGGGTTTGAGTCCGTCACGGAGGGCGACCCGTTGCTCTGTCTCATGAAAGACAGCACGGAAAGCACTCTCCTCGACCTCACAAACCTCGACGAGCTGCCGAAGGCGCTGATTCCGCTGGCTGAGCGGATGACCGCCGGCGAGTATCTTCGGATGAAGAAGTGCTGCGGCCAGCTGGACGGCTTTGAAGTCTCTGCCGAAGCTAAGGATATTAAACTGGGCGATACCACGGTATCCTTCGCCATGGACGGCTGCACCACGCCGGAGCAGCGCCTCGATGCCCTCATCAACGCGCTGACCCACTGCGACATGGCCGAGATCTATCGGCACCGGAGGCTGGTATGGTAAACCTCGGAAAGACCTTTTCTGCGGTCCGCGCGGCGTTGGAACGATTTTATTCCGACACCTGCACCGTCTACGTCCAGCAGGAAGCAGAGTCTGACGACTGCCTGACCCGCTTTGAAATCAAGGTGCTCTACGCAGACCAGCCCTGCCGGCTGTCCTTCTCTTCTTCGACCACCGCCAGCGGCGACATCGTGGCGGCGGTCAGCCAGAGCGTCAAGCTGTTCATCTCCCCGGAGCTGGTCATCCCGCCGGGCAGCTGCATCGACGTCCTGCGGCCCGGTGAGATTCCGCGCTCATTCCATTATAAGTCGTCCGGCCCGGCGGCGGTCTATCCGACCCATCAGGAGATCCCGCTCGAGCTGGCAGAGAGGTATGCATGAAGGGTGGGTGCGATTACAGCGCGTTGGCGAAAGTAGACGCGCAGCTTCAGGAACTGCTGAACGGCAGGCTGGACGCCATCATCGACGAGAAAAGCAGCGAGGCCGCTGCCGCCCTGCTGAGCAAGCTGAAGAAGCGAACGCCGGTGGGTAAAGCGCCTCATTTCGACGAGCCGATGACTGTGACCATGAAGGGTGACGACTACACCACCCAGACCGTCAATAAGAAGGGCGAACAGGTGTTCCGGAAGCGCAAGGGCAAGACCTATCGCTTCCGCAGCAAAAGTGGATCCATCTTTGACCGTTATTGGTCTGGCTACAGCGGCGGCACCCTCCGGCGGGCATGGCGCGTCTCTCACGAAAAGGCCGGAGATGACCATGTCATCACCGCCGAGAACCCGGAGGAATACGCCTCCTATGTGGAGTACGGCCACCGCCAGACGCCGGGCCGGTATGTACCCGCGCTGGGCAAGCGGCTGAAAGCCAGCTGGGTGAACGGCAAGTTCATGCTGCGCACCTCTGTGGATGAGATCGCCGAAAAATACCCGAAGGCCGTCCAGAAGGCCGTAGACGAGGCCCTGAAGGAGGCATTCCGTGGAAAATGACATCGTGAAGGGCATCGCCAAAGCCCTGCGGGACACTTTCGGCCCCGGATACCGCATCTACCAGAATGATATTGAGCAGGGTTTTCAGACGCCCTGCTTTTTCATTCTCTCGATGAAGGCCACGCCTTCCCCGCTGGGCAAGGACCGCTTTCTGCTGAAAAGCCCCTTCGACGTCCACTTCTTCCCCGAGGACGAAAAGGACAACGCTGTCATGCAGGCCATTGCGTGGCAGCTGTGGCAGGCGCTGGAGTTCATCACTCTGCCCGGCGGAGACAAGCTCCACGGCACATCCATGAGCTGGGAGGTTCAGGACGATGTGCTGCATTTTTTCGTCAGCTTCAACATGACGCTCCGCCGCATCGACCTCCCCGAGAAGATGGGCGAGCTGCACATGGAGGTCAACCAATGATTGAACCGAAATTTCCGAAAGAAAAGATACTGACATTCAAGCTTTTTGCTGGCCGTCGGGACCTGCTCAGCGTCCTGCTGGAAGATGGCAAGGAATATACGCTGGCGCAGGCCGAAGAGGCCATTCGCAAGTTTATGAAAGGCAAGGTGAACTGATATGGCACTGGGCGGCGGCACCTTTCTGGTGCAGAACAAGCGCCTGCCGGGCGCGTACATCAACACGGTCTCCGTGGCAGCCGCCTCGGCGACC